AATTCGTTGTTGGATAACATCGCTGGGATGTCATCTTCTTTTTCTTTTATACCAACTGGTTGTATAAATCCACCAGTATTTCTAAGATCTAATTCTTTAACACCCTTTGGATTTTGTCTAATAGGTAGCCCCTCGATGCCCGCTGCTTGCATAGCGTTATCACTAGCAGTATCCATTTTACCGCCTAAAGCTGCTAAACCTCTTGTTTCTTTAATGTTTCCTTTACCCATTCTTTCAAATTCTTCTCTAGCTTTTTCTGCTGCATCTTTAGGAGATAAACCCATATCTAAATACTTTTCAAAAAGAGCCTCTAAAATCTTATCGTTCTCCATATTGGATGCCATTCTATCTGGTAATACTGGTGCATCCGCAGGTGGTTTTGGTCCAAAAGGATTTACAGGTTGTGTTGGGTCTGGTGGTAATACAGGACCATCAGCAAAACCTATTCTACCACCCTCTGCTGCTTCTACAGTAGGGTCTTTACTTCTCATATACATTTCAAACTGTTTTCTAAGTTCTTCTTTTTGCCGTTCACTCATAGATTCTGATCTTCTCATCATAAATTCTTCAAAATCTTTATATGTTCCTTCAGCAAAACCTACTCTACCACCCACAGCGTATTCTGATGTGTTAGCAGTAACGAAATCTCTAACTTGTTGTTCGTACTGTTCTGAAGTGGTATCTGCAGTTGGTGGATTTAAGTTTCTATAATATTGTTCTAAATATGTTGATGGATCTCTAGCTAATTCTTCTTCAGCTTGTTCTGGTGTCATACCAAGTGATTGTGTTAAGAAAGTAGATACTGCGCCTAGTGTTGCTAGTTTACCTATGTTGCCGGTTCCTTTTACTGTATCAAAAGTTTTTTTTAAAAGACTTGTTGCACGGCTTGGACCTTTTAAAATATCCATATCAGCAGTGGCAAATTCAGTAGGTTTAAAAAATCCAGCAATGTTTGCGCCTGAAGCTGCTAAATTTTTAAATACATTTCCTGGGTTAAATATACCACCAAATCCAGTTGTGGCTCTTGCAGCTGATCCAGCTCCTAATGCTCCAAGCCCTGCTGTTCCAGCATATAATAATGCAGCTTTACCAAGATCAGATGATGCAATTTTCTTTACGGCCTTAGTTGCTTTTTTAACAACTTTCTTTGCTGACTTAAAAGGATTAAAAAAACCAATACGGCTTCCCATATCAACACCTTTGATACTACCACCACCAATACCTTCTTTCGAAAGGCTCATGATTCCGCCACCTTCATATAATTGTCTTTTCATCTGTCCTCTTGATATTGTCATAATTTAGCTAAATTGTTAAGGCAGGCTTTATATCCTGTAACGTCCTTTTTACTTGACTTTTGGGAATAAATCAAGGCTTGGCATTATGACTGTTACGTCTCTTTTAATGTCCTCTTCTGGTACCCCTTTTGTTTTCCAATCGTCCTCATCTTTATAGACTTCACCTGTCTTTTTATTGCTTATTTTCTCTATTATATCTTTTGGTTTTATTAACATTACGTTGTTACCTCTCTTGGCTGTATTTGTAATATAGAGGCTATGACGTGCAGCTCGTTCGCGTCACTAGCTTGTACTTTTAGTATCTCACTCTCTTCTACTACAAGAGGGTGTGTTAAAAGTTCGGTTGTCGTATTAGTTGCTATGGTTGTGGTTTTAAATAAACTAAACACATTGCCAGAGCTATCTGTTAAAGTAACATCTATATTACACCCAGAACCAGAGTCATTAGACACTAGTATTGATTTTACCAAAGCAACATTAGCACTTGGAGTTGTGTACAACGTTGTGTTGTCAGTTGTTGTTAGATCTACTTTTGCGTTTACGAAACTATTTGACATTAATTTAAAAAGAAGTTTTGTGCGTCTACTTCATCCTTTAGTTCTTGTTGATATGTTGTGTTTAATTTTTGTATTATACTGTCAAGATCCCTTACCTGTGCATCAGCAACATCTTGACTGTATGCTTTAGCCGGTCTTGTTAATATCTGTACTATCTTTGCCATTATCTTCTACCGTCTGGTTGTATATCTAATCTAAATCCACCAAGTTTCCAATTTTGAGAGGCAGCCGTATTAGCTATCTTTAATGCAATAGCTCTTGCTCTTGCACGTGTATCTACTTTTTGTGTAGATGATGAAACTGTAAAAGGTCCTAATGCAGAACTAGCTTGTGTGTCATTAGAATAGTTTCTTAATTGTAATGTAATCTGTGTGTTACCCGTTTGAGATACAAAGTCTGGTATAAATCTTCTGATCTTTGCAAAAAACTCACCATCTCCACCTTGACTAATATCAAAGTCTCCAGATTCAATGTTGGAAGTTATTGCTGTTGTGGCTGTGGTTGTAACTTGATCTGTGCCAGTTTCGTGTTCGTAATATATTGTACACCCGTCTGTATTACCAACAACATCGTAAGAATTGTTAGAACTAGCGTCGTAATCTGTAGCGTGTGGTTTGCCAAAGACTGATGAATCTACCCAAGTTGTTCTATCTAATGTGCTTGTTGTCCAAACAGGTCTTTGAGGTGAAGATTCAACATAATTAAAAGTTACACATCTATCAACTACTGTCGCACCAGAAGAACAATAGAACCAATTAATTTCACCAAACAAGTTATTTAATCCTGCATTAATAAGTTGATTTGCCGTTGTGTTTAAATCATTAAATACAAAATCTTCTACTAAACAAGGCAGAGATTGTAGAGCACCTGCATATCTAAAGAAACCATTTTCTGAAAACCAGTAAGCAGAACCATCTACTTCTACAGCAGCGTTCTGTCCTATCAATCCACAGTTTGTACCTACTTGTGCAAAACCAAATGTAAAAGGCGGACCAATAAATCTTTGTGTAAATAAAGCAGTATCTGTCCAAACATAGATCGCATCACGACCTCTAACAGCTCCCATAATTCTAGAGCCATCTGCAAGTCTCTGTGTACCAGCTGTATTAGTTGCTGTTGGTGTATAAGTATTAATATCTTCTTGATTAGAAAATCTTATAAACATTTCATCTTGTGTGCTTGGTGTTCCTATTGTGGTTTCTGTTCCAAAGAATACTAAGTGTCTGTCCGGTGTAGATACGATCATGTCTCTTGATGCAGTTGGTGCACCAGAAATAATTGTAGCTCTTGTTACGGTTGCGTTAGCCGCATTTGAATCCCATTCAAAAACTTGTCCGTTATGTATCAGCGCAATAATTTTACCACCAAAGTTATCGATAGACCAAAGGCCTGGATCAATAACTAAGTCACCTGATGCAGCCTCGCCCCACGCTATAAAGTCAGAAGTATTTGTAATTGTTGCACCATTTGAATGTGATGCTGCCGTCGTATTTCTTACACCTCGAGTCACGCCTGTTAGCGTGCTGCCCGATATACCTGTGTAAGATATTTCTTCTGTTCCTATTTGTATGTGGTTTGTACCTGTTGACGGAAAGTTAATAGCGCTTGTTAAAACTATTGTTGTTGTAGAAGCATCGATTGCTCCATTTAAAGTTGTTGTAAGTGCATTAGCTACTGTACCACCGAAAGAAGCTAAACCCCAACCAAAACCTGGTAACTGCTCTGACGGTCCAACAGAATAATAAGACTGGACTCTTATGCCTCCAGATGTAGTTGCTCCTGCGCCAGTCTCATTTGATGGCATTGTGATTGTTACTGTTACGTTTGTTGGTGTAGATGTCACCATAAATTTTTTATCGTCAAAATCAGAAGCTGAAAAGTTTGATCCTGTGATAGCTGTAAAATTGTCTAATAAAATAATGTCTCCAGGGTTAAGACTGTGCCCTGTAGCAAAAGTAATTGTGACTACAGCTGATCCGTTAGTTGTAGTGAAAGCGTTGGTAAGTGTAGCAGTAGATCTAATAGGATGTATGTCATAAAAAATACCTCCTGAATAAGCATATAAAATTCTGTTTGTTCCTATAATAGAATATTTTTGACCACCTTTATTTACGATGTGGTGCATAGCTCTAGCAGCGCCTGTTATTTTATTATTACCTAACTGCTGCCAACCACCTATCTTTTCTGGTGTGCCATATCTAAATCTTACATTATCACCATCGACCCATTGGCCTTCAGCTTGAGTCTCTGTGATCTGTTTATTGAAACCTGGTAAGAACTGTACTTTTTGTAATGCCATAATATACCATTATACTAATTTTTGGCTATAAATATAGTCCATTCTAGCCTTTCAATCAAATTATATTGTCTTCTTATACCACACTGGAACAGTATATCTGTCGCCTTTTTCAATTAAATTAACCTTATGTTTATAATACTGACCATCAAAAAATAATGTACGTCCTTTCTTGGGTTTAATTATTGTTCCGTCTTCAAAAGCAGTTTCACCTCCAATAAAATCTTCGTTTAAATATGTTATAGAAGTTAGCGTTGTAGTTTTTGAAGCAAAATCTTTATGGGATTCTTGAAAAGAATTTTGTGGCCAATGCACAATCTCAAGCCAATCAACACAATTATTTGTATCAAAATTATTGTATCTGTTTTCTAGATCTTTGAATAAACCTGTTATTGTCATAGGGTAAGTCTTTCCCCATTTTCTACGTGAGTTAAAATTATCTTTATAAAAATCTAATAAATACTTGATCTGTTCTTCAGATATAAAATTATCTATAATAGTTATTTTCATTTGTTCAAATACATAGTCCAATCTAAAACATGTATTAGATCTTCTACATATACTTTTTTCTTATCTTCTTTTTTTATGTATTCATACAGTTCCTCTAAATCTAAAATTACCCATCGATTTTTAAACTCTAGAACCATCTTGTCTGCTTTGCTTTTAGTAGATCCTTTTTGTGCAAATTCACCATCTGGCATCTTAAACATATCTCTAACATCAAACTTATAAAAACCATTTTGGTTTTTTAAGATACCCGCAATGTTCCAAGAACTTTTTTCTTTTGGGTATTCTATTGCTGTTAAGTTTTCAGAGAATCTATTTATAATTGACATGATCTAAAAAAATATTCAATGGTGTAGCTTGATCAGTAGCTTGTTTAATTGCATCTAAGTATTGAGATATAGTTGGCACAATATTCTTGTAATAGATCATATTAGGTTTTTTATTAAATAAACCTAAACCATAAGCTACCATAAGATAAGACGAAATTGGAAAAGCAGCTGTTTTCTTAACTTCCTCAATATCTAAAAATCTTAAGTTACCTGATCTAATTAAAGATAAAACATGTCTAAAGTTTGTAGGCGGTGGATAATCTTTTCTAAAATTTTTCCAAAACGGAGAATCATTTCTTTTTGTTAGGTAATGTAAATAAACAAAGTTCAAAGTTTCATCCATATTCTTATTAGACATTTCATTATATAAAGCTTTACTATTTTTATTCTCTTTAAACATATCACCTAAAAAATGATTTAGATTAAACAATTGTTGTATTGTTAAAAATATAGAAGTTGATTCTAGGGGTTCTATAAAACTTGATGCTAATCCAAGAGCTATACAATTTTCATGCCAGAAAGATTCATATCTACCTGCTTCAAAATCAATTATCTTATTTACTTCTAGTTTTGTATTTAATGTTTTCTCAGCCTCTTTAAGAGCCTGGTCATCATTAATATAATTACTATCAAATATATAACCTGATCCTATTCTGTGTTGTAAAGGAATTTTCCAAATCCAACCATACTTCATTGCTAAAGCTGTCGTGTAAGGTTGTATGTTTCCTGTTTGTTTTAACCAAAAAGGAATTGCTTTTTTCATAGGGAGATGTTGTTTATAGCTTTTCCATTTAACACCAAAATGTTTTCCGATTAGTAATCTACTAAAGCCCGAACAATCAAATATAAAATCACAAGAATATGATTTATTGTTTGTTAAAGTAATCTTATTTATATTGTCGTTTAAATTGGATGAATGTACTTTTTTTAATTTTCCATTAACATATTTAATACCTCTGTCTACACCAGTTTTGTGTAAGTATTCTGACAACAAGTTAGTATCAAAATGTAATGCATAAGATGTTTTGTGTACATCAACTTTGTTTTCGTAAGACAGTTTTGTAATATAAGTGTGCGTGTTAAAATCTAATTTTTTACTAATTAAATTATTTAGATAATGATTCCAGCAATCTCCTTTAAAAATAGGGGGCACAGAAAAATCAGCTAGTCTTTCGTAAAAGCCATGAAAATATTTCTTGCCGTCTCCATTCCAATTCTCAAAATTAATTCCATTCTTTATAGATCCTTTTGTTTCACTTATCAGCTCGGATAGATTAATGTTTAAATAATCTAACATGTAAATAATATTTGGAGTTGTTGCTTCTCCTACACCAATGATTCCAACCTGTTTACTTTCAATTAATGTTGTCTCATACTTAGGAAATATCTTGTTTAAGAACAACGCAGTTAGCCAACCTGCTGTGCCTCCTCCTAATACAATTAACTTTTTATTTTTTGATGACATAAATTATACCTCCATTATACAACTCATAACTATCCTAGAGTCATACTTCTCAGGACTAATTGCAGAGTGAATTAAGTTTGATTTAAAAAGAAGACCTGTTCCTTTAATAGGTTTAGTTTTTATAGTCTTATCTTTTATTTTAAAAATTGTTTCACCATCACTTTCATTTACATAATACAATAAAGAAACATATCTATCATCTGGTGCATCCTGATGAAAAGCTAATTTACTTATATTTTTTCTAGTTGTAAAATTAGATTTTAGATAAACAATCTTTTTGTATTTAACTTTTGAATCAATAAATTTTTTAATAAAAGAAAAGTGATTAGATGTTGGTTTATCAAACTTATAAAATGTGTGTACAAATTGATAATTATCTTTTTCTGTCTCCGTAGTTTTAGAAGCGTAGTACCATGGAAAATAAGAATCTAAATGTAAGTCCAACATATCTTTAACTAATGCTTTATCAAAAACAATTCTATTTTGTTTTTTCTCATTGAAAAGGGACATGACTTAACCATCCTGTTATAATATATTTACTGTGTTTATTGTTTATTACTCCTCTATGGTAATGAGTATAATCAGAAGGCCATAAGAGAGTTAAACCTTTCTTAGCTTGAGTTGTTATCTTTTGAAATTTAAATTCTGTTCCTGCGTCTTTGACTGTATTTAGATAAGTCATAAATACTAGCATTCTATTTGCAACACGATGGTCAAGTCTTTCACAATGCATTTGTTTAAAACCCTGACCTGGTTTGTAATATTGAAGAACAATGTTTTCAACTATATCTACTGCTCTCCAACTTGTTTCATATAAGTCTTGGTATTCTTTTATCATATTAGCTAAATGATGTTTGTATTCAAAAAACATAGAATCGTTTGGATGTAATCGTAGATCCAAACTATCTTTTACGTCAGGGTTAACTCCACCCGATGTTCTTCCTGGAATCGCGTGCTTAATATTTTTTTTATATCCTTGTAAAAGATCATCACAAATTTCAGATGGCATATACTTACCATAAATAAAAGATTCGTATGGTATCCCTTTTTCTTTCTTATAATTAGTCATGTCTATTGTCTTTTATACAAAAAAAATATATTATTCAAGTATGAATGAAAAAGAAATTATTAAACAACTAACTGACGAAATTGGTAATTTAAAAATGGTTAGAGATAACGAGGTTAATGTTAACGCAGCTTACAAACAAGTTATTAAAAAACTAGAAGAACAAATCATCAGTCTAGGTAAAATTAATGATGAGTATGCAACTAAGATTGCTAAATTAAAAATACAATTAGAAAAAAACGCTACTTCTTTCTTAGACTAGGATCTACTTGAATACTTACAGGTAAACCTACCATAGGTCTGCCATCAAATTTATTGTATTTTCCAAAAGGACCATTCAAGTTATTGTAATGTAAAAAAACTTGAACACATTCTTTTCCTTTAAATGGATTTCTCCAATGTTCTAATTTATCTCCTCTATAGACTAGCATGTCTCCTGGATTTAAATCTACTCTCGTTCCTTTAGGAGCATTCTTTTTAAGTTTTATAATATATCCTTTTGGACCTGGCACAGCAGAAGTTACACTTTTGGTTCCAGTTGAATCAATGTAGATTGGCCAAGGATCACCACCAAGATTTAACGTGGTAGATATTTCACAACTTCTTCTATCATGATGTCTAGCTAAGATAGCTCCTTTTTCATAAACTCTAGCAAAAGAATAAGTAGGAACAAGTTTAACTTTTGTTAACTTTTCCATTTTTTTAATTAAACTTAATAACAACGTGTCCATTAAAAAATCTCCATAACAAGAAAAAACTCCAGGAACTTGTGGGTCTTCTCTATCACCGAAGATTTGATGTTTTGGAACTACATTATGTTGATATAAAAAATCTACACATTTTCTTTTTCTTAAAAGATAATCACAAGCCAACTCAGCCATCTCTTTGGAGAGAGCTTTTTTAATAACCATGTATCCTGTCTTTTTAAACGACGCCATAATAAAAATGAGTTATTGTATATTTACCTGTATATTGTTTGTCACTATCTAAAAGTTTCAAAGGTGTGCTAGCATGTTCCATCCACCCAGGAAATAAAATCATTCTATTGTGTTTACATTCAATTGTCTCATCTAAATTTTTAAATTTCAAATCTCCGCCTGTAAAATTTTTAGGAGTTTTAAAAAAATATATTAAACAACTAAAAGGTGATCCATCAAAATGTGTTTTATAGTAATCAGAGTTATCATAGTAAGAAGCAAAAAATGAAGTCTCACTTGTTGCACCAAAATTATTATACATAGGAGAGTATCCTGTTATTATTTCGTGAAATTTTTCTTCTTGTTGTTTATATAAACAACTCCATATTGGACTCAATCTAGTGCCATTACTTGAATAGTAATCTTTTAAATATATTCTAAAGTGTTTGCCTAAAGGTTCGTCTGTTTTTGGATCTCTAGCTATCGCTTCCTTTTTTGGCTTTTCTAATTTAGTTTTATGGACAAGTGTCCAAAACTCTAATTCTTTTGCTACAAGTTTTTCTTCTTCTTTATTGTACCAGTTATCAAATACGATGTATGGGTAATTTTTATTTTTACTAAAGGTAATATTCTCAAGACTCATTTTAGATATATGGTTTACCTAAAGACCAAACAACCAAAGAATTTCTTTCTCCTTTTGTAACAGGAGTAACTTTGTGCCAAACAAAACTAGGAAAAACAACAATGCTACCTTTAGGTAAAAACTTTTTATTTTTTAAAATATTTTTTGAACCATTCATTTTATTTCTAGCATCAAATACTAACTCTCCGCCTTTATATTTTTCTGGCTCAGTTAATTGAACAGTAGCAGAAATCTTTCTTATTTTATTATGAAATTGTGGGGCCTCTGGATAATTATACGGGCTATCATTTTGATCACAGTGCCAATCATAAAACTGACCTTTTTTATAAAGAGTGAATTGCATTGTTTCAAACCAATCTATTTGAAGATTCCATCCAGCGTTTTTATTTGCAGTTTGAATATAAGGACAAATTACATTGTACAACCATTGATCATTTACCCAAGTCACATTAGATTTTCTAACTTTATCTAAATATTTTTTTTGATCTTTAGTTAATTTATTTTTTGCTGTTTTATCTATTTTTAAACCACCAATTAAACCTTTTTCTTTTTTACGGTCTTTAGCTAATTTAATAATTTTGTCACAAACATGACTAGATAATGCTTTCTCAAAAAACCAATAGTATTCCTTTAAAACCATTTTAATTTTTCCTTTCTAAGTGTGTATATACTATTCTAAATAGCGTTCCAAGTAGAATCACTAGGATTCCAATGAAAAGATTCTACAGAATTATCACTAAAACAATCAGCTTCCCATCTTGAATTTTCTTCACTCCAACGTATTACGTAAGGTCTGTATACATCAGAACCAACTGGGTTGTTTTCATCAGCAGAAGCCTCATCACGTTGACCTAAAACTATTGATGTATCTTCAGTAACTGAAGGGTAAGCAACAGGTGCTTCCCAATCTGTTCCGGCTGCATTTAAAACCCAAGACGAATATCTTTTTTTTGGTATAAAAATATCTTTAGCAGAATCATAAGTAGATCCTGGTCCAGCACGTGTTCCTCTAAATGAATTAGAAGTTTGTATCCATCTTGTTTCATTACTTTCTAATTTTATTTGTGCTTTTAAAGCTTCTTCTGCTTGAGCAGATTGATCTCCACCATTAGCTGAAACAAAAGCATCATCTACAACTATAACTCTAGTAACCTCATTAGTTAAATCTATCGCAGCAAAATTCGCCATTATTCATTATACCCATCTACAGTTAAAGTTCCTGAAACATTAAAAGTTATTAGTTTATGATCTGGTTGAGATGAAATTGTATTTGATCCTGGTGCAGCAGTAATATTTGCTGTTAAAGGACTTCTCGCTACTATTATTCCGTTTCCACCGTCTCCTCCAGAATTAGCGCCAGCTCCGCCGCCGCCACCGCCGCCTCCGCCGCCGAGTCCGTCTGATCCGTCTCCGCCTTGACCATTACCTGCAGCTCCTGAGCCGCCTCCGCCTGAGCCGCCTCCGCCGCCTGGCCAGTTCATTCCGTTTGTTCCGCCGCCACCACCGCCGGCATAAGTTACTGCTGATCCTGTAATAGAATTAGATGTTCCTGCTCCCCCTGTTATACTTGGACTTGTGCCTGGTTGTCCTGGTGTTCCACCACCAGATCCGCCTGCACCTCCGCCGCCTCCGGCTCCACCTGTATTTTGGTCTGGGTGTGCTGGTGGGTTTCCTTTTGAAAATCCTGGTGCTCCTTGAGGTGGAGTAGTATTTGGTATGTTACCACGAAAACCAACAGGGTTTCCGCCACCACCGGCTCCTCCGTCTCCTGTGTTTGAAGCATCGTTTTCACTTCCAGAGCCTCTTCCGCCGCCAGTAGATGTAATTGTACCAAAAACTGAATCAACACCTTTTGTACCTCCACTGTTTGGAGGTGATCCTGTGCCAACTGTAATTGAATAATCTCCTGGTGCTAATTCTTCTTGAGTTCCGCCTGGGAAGGAAGTTCTCATTCCTCCTCCACCGCCGCCTGGTGCACCGTTGTCTCCACCGCTACCACCACCGGCTACTACTAAGAAATCGAAAGATACTGGTGCGCCACCGCCTCCAGAACCGAAACCTAGAATTGTATATCCAAATCCTGCCATTTATCCTCCTTATGCGTCGTTAGCAGCGTCTGTAGTGAAGAATAATTTAATTCCTAATAGTTTGGCATCTGCAGTTAAAGTATCATCTGACACATCTCTAGTGATTTGGAAGAATACTTGTTCGTCCGTGCTAGGAGATCCTGCTATAGTAACTGCTCCACTTTCTGCTGTAACGTCTAAATCGTTTGCTGTACCACTGTGTGCTTTTGCTGTTGGTGCAACTGCTGTTCCAAAAGCAGTATTACAAGAATCATTATCTGCGATAGCAACTCCTGCTAAATCAAAAGATACAGTTCCTGTGTTTGTTGAATCTGCTGTAAAGAATGCTTGAAAAGTTACTGTGCCTTCATTCCAAGATTTTGGAAAAGCAACAGCAAATTGAGCATTTTCGTCAGAGTCTTTGTCAAAGTCCATAGTTTTAATTTCAGGTCCGTTTGATAATTCTACTTGACCAGCTTCTGCTCCAGCTGTTGAATTAGGGTACATTGCAACTGCAGGAATCCATATAGATTCTTTACCTGCAATTTTAACCGCTGCTGTTCCTGATTTAAGAACACCTGTTCCTTTAGGATTTAAATTTAAATCAACATTTGTTTCACCTGTTGAAGAAATAATTGGACCGTTTCCAGTCGCAGCATTTGCTAATGTAATTTCGTTAACAGCTGAACTTGTTGCTGTTAATAAAGCTAATTCATTTCCGTTAGTATCTAAAATTGAAGTTCCTACTTTAGGAGACGTTAACGTTTTATTTGTTAAAGTTTCTGTTCCTGTAAGAGTAACATTACCAGCTGGTAATGTAAGAATGTTAGGATTTGTTCCATCACTTGCAGTAGCAAAAACAACGGCATCACCTTTGTTTGTTGTTGAGAAAGTGAAAGAATCACCTGATCCAGACACATATTTAAATTGTACTGTGTATGCACCTGATGTTGAATTTCTTAAATAATAAAAAGTTTGTACATCTAAAGGAATTGTAACAACTTGGTTTCCTGTAATTGTACCTGTGAACTCAATCATTCTGTGAGATAAAACTGCACCAGTTGATCCATCAGAAACAGATAAAGTTGTAGTCTGTGCACCACCTGCTATTGATTGCTGTGTAAATCCACCAGCGATTTGTTCAAAAATTTGTAAATTTGTATTTGTTTTCGTTCCCCACGTTCCCGCGTTTTCACCGGTTGCTTGAAGTTCTACCCCTAAAGGTGTGTATGTTGAAGCCATTTTTTATCTCCTAATTTTGCTTATACTTAAGCAACATCTGTATAACTTGTATTAGAACCTGTGTCAATACTTTGATATGCTTGAATTCCAAAGCCTGTTGCGGTTCCAAAAGCAGCTACATTTGACGTTGCCGATTGTCCAGTTAACGATAAATCTAAACTTGTGTCAACTGATAATGTACCTATACTAAATGTTGCAGACAACCCTGTCAAGCCCATAATATCAGCAGGTGCTAAAGAACCAAAACTTGAAGTCATTGATACTCCAGTTGGTATTACTATAGGGTTTGAATTTTCGTCTGTTGCACCTAATGAAACAGTCGCAGAAACACCAGTTATATCATAAGCTGTTTCTATAACTACTGATCCTACAGAAGATGTTGCAGATTGACCTGTTGGTGATATTACGTCTGCTGCATCAACTGATCCTACAGAAGAAGTTGCAGAAACTCCTGTTAAACTAAATGTAGCATCAATTTGTAAACTTAAAGTTCCAATAGAACCTGTAGAAGAAATTCCTGTTAATCCCATAGCACTTGCAACATCGTCTAATGCAAATAGACCCCAAGAATTATTACCCCAACCTTTAGCACCCCAAGTGCTATTACCTTGACCTGTCTCTAATCCAAAACCTGTTAATGATACTGCCGCGTCGTTTGCTCTACCCCAAGCCTCTTCACTCCAACCATCACGACCCCAACCAATTTCGTTATACGCTTCTAATGTTCCAACAGAAGCTGTCATTGATAGACCTGTTAATTCTGCGCCTTGATCATTTACTGCGCCCCATTCTCCTGTACTCCATGATTGACCGCCCCATCCTGTTTGAGGAACACCCATATTAGTTCCGTCACCAACAGAAGCTGTCATACCAAGTCCAGTTATACTTACTACTGGGTCGTTACTTTCTCCGAATGGCCCATCATTCCAAGTGTTTCTGCCCCAACCAGCTGATTGAAAAGATAATAATCCATCTGCGTTTAAAGATGCTGTTAATCCTAAACCTGTAAGTACGGCCGTGTTATCTGGTAATTCACCCCATTCGTTATTGCCCCAAGATTTACCACTCCATCCTTGTTGTGGCACTCCCATATTAGTTCCATCACCTACGGATGAAGTTGCTGAAAGTCCTGTAGGAAAAACGTTAGCTGTATCTTGAGCACCCCAAGAGTTTTGATCCCAAGTTAACATACTCCAAGTGTTTGAAGTTGGAGTGTTTGCTTGACCACCCATTCCTCCGTGGTTTGTACAATAATAATATAAATTTGGAGCAGAACTTGCGACTGTAATTTGTGTGTATGCTCCAGCTTGCCCTGGTGTTCCATATGCAGTTACACCAGTTGTATATTGAGTTCCTCCTGCAGCGTCTTCTGCTGTTGCAAATCTTAAAGGATGTGTATCGTTTGATGAATCTGATTGATCAAATTTATAGATGTAACCTTCAGCTAAATTAATTGTAGCTTGTTGTACGCCATCAATAACATATTTATTGCCGGAGCCAGTAGAGACTACCGTTACTGTAAAGGTTCGAGTAACGGACATCCGTTAACCCTCCTTACGCTATTCTGATGATCGCGTTTGATGCGTCTGCTGTTGGAAATTGAATTGTAAAAGTTCCGCTAGTTACAGTTTTATCACTTCCAAAATCTATTACACAAACTGATGGATCACCTGATGCGTCTTCATTAAAGATCATACATCCTCTTGCCGTGAAAGAAGCTGATGTAAAACTTGTATCCGCGAAATCACAAACTGCAGTCGTGCTTGATGCAACTGGAGTTACGCTTGTAAGTGCATTTCCTTTTGCAGTGTATCCAGAGCCGGAAACTTCTTCTGAAGTTGTGTATGCTGTAGTAGCTGCGCCTAATGATGCTGAAGATGTGTATAACGCTAATTTAAATGTGTCTCCAGATGATGCTGTAAAGTTGTGCACAGCTTTCAAAATTTCTACTTTGAAACTTGTACAAATTGCTGATGTTATTGCCATAATTTAACTCCTAATTTTTACGGGTTTGTCGATGGTATCGTTATTCTAACAGCACCATCAGTGTAGTCATCTCTTCTTCTTCGGCCAAGTTGCTCTACACCAAACTTATCTAGTTCTTGTTTATACTTATTTTCATAAAGTGTCAACATATCTTGTGGACCTTTTAAGAAAGCATATGTCTCCGCTAAACAGCAATATAATAAGCCGTTCGGGAAATTTAGACTGATATAATTAGTAGTATTATCTGAGGCCAAAGTAGCTGGCATTTTGTTGAAATGAACCCTAAATTTGTATGTAGTATCAGGCACAGGACCAAACATTATTCTGCCTGAATTTGTATCTCCATCTCCAGTAGCGCCTCCAAACATAGCATAATATTTAGGCTGTCCTCTAGAAGAGCTTTCTGTAGACGGAACATATTCTTGTAGATATGTAATGTCTTTCTTTTCTAACCATCTATTATTACCTGTTATAGCTGAAGTTGAGTCGTAAACTTGTATACCTCTAATAAATAAACATCCTCCCGGAGCGTTTATTGTTTCTTGACCTGTAACCATATTTCCTGATTGTTGTTTTCTGTCAGCATCAATAGGAGCATCACGCATAATTCTATATTGTGCATTTAGAATTATATTTTCTAATTGATCTGATGTTAAAACATTAGAGTCTACTTCTGTGTAGTTTCTAATTTGTGTAATTAATGTGCTATAACTTATTCCTGCCATTATGGTGTTAATGTTACCGGCCCTGCCGTTACAAACATTCCTCCTGCTCTTTCCGTTACAGTAGGAGTTGACCCTAATGTAAACGTATAATTATCTGTTCCTGTTACAGTTATACTAAATCCTGATGAATTTTCAAATACTGTATAAGCTAATCCACCTGGTGATCCATCTACGTTTCTAAATACAACAGTATTTCCGGTAGTTCTGCCATGACTAAGCTCTGTAACGGTAATTGTAGTGCTTCCAGATGTAATATTAAATGGATTTCCCGATAACATATTTTCTGTAGCTGGCTCTGTTCTATCCGGTTTTGCCATTGGTAAACCTTGGGGGTCAGCTCCATGTGGTTTAGGTTGTAATTGTGGTTGTTTAGGTTCAAACTCAGAAGTATGAACTCTAGAACCATTCCATTCTTTAACCATTTCTTTGTAAGGAAAAGCCATACCAGATCGATCTGATATAAATTGTGCGTGTTTACCTTTTGAAAAATTAGACATTTGGATAAT